CAAAGTCGCCAAGCGTTTCCTGCAATCCCACGCTGCCTTCTCTGATTGCTTTCTCTAAGTCAAGACCTGACTCAACAAGCACCGACAGTTGTTGGTCGAATATCTGTCTCAATTCCAACTCCAATTTTGCCATCGCTTCGCGGTTCTTTCTTAGCAGTTCCTCATACTCCAAGTTGCCTCGGTCAACGGGGTCTGCCTTTGCGCCGAACTCTGGATTGCATAACGCCTTATGTGAAATTGGGGCGGTCGTGGCGGTCTTGCAACAGTCGCAAGGCATTGGCTCTATTTCTTTCATGTCGCGCAAAATGCTTTCGAGCGTTTTGCTGTCAAAATCAATCGCGCGTTCTTGTTCTATCGGCGTGGCTGGCTCATCTTCAATAGTCGGCTCGTCGACCGCACTTGCGCCAAACGCTCCGAAAGGCATCGCCATCGGTGGATTCTTTGCTTGCTCAATTGCAATTTCTATCGGCATTGTTCCCGCTGGAATCATAATCTCATCACCACCTTCAATTGGTGGGAGTCCACGTTCGGCGCGAACTTCGTTTCGTGTACGGATTCCCGCAGCGATGTCGCTTGCTGCTACCGCAGCAAGAGCCGCCTCGTCTTGCGGAACAGGATTGTCATACGCAAGGAATAGACCCTCGCTATATTGACCAAACATCGGCACAAGTTGTCGATTCAAAAACTGTTCGTCCAGAACTAAGTACGGCAGGATTGTATCACGAAGCCAGCCAAGATTGCCCTCTCTTGCGCTTGCAAGGTTCGGGTCGTTCGCTTTCAGTTTGGAAACGGGAACGCCGCTAATTGCAGCGATGACTTCAACCTTACGATTCTCGCCTTCGGAAAACGCGAGATCGCGCGGGGAAAAACTGAGGGTCTTGGCATCCATGCCGCCCTCGAAAATGAACGGCGCGCCGCGCTTGTCGTTGCCGCGCAACTTCTTTTTGATACTGTTTTCTAGTCGCTGGAATTGGGAGTCTGTCATGTTATCTTTCACCATCACCGCCCAATCTGGTCGCGCTTCGTTCGCCAACAAGTTGGATTCATAATTTCCCATTGATTCCAACAAGTCAATCGCCTCGATTGCTGCGCTCACCCATCCCTTGCCATAGTACATATCAAGCGGATTCGGCTGGCGCTGATGCAAGACTTCGTTCGGCTCAAACTCGTTTGTCGAATTGGGCATTCCGTATATGTAGCCAGCCACCAAATTGTCGAACGTGGTATCGGCAACAATCTCGACCAAATTACTAGGCATTGAATACAACTCAACAGGAACGCCAAGCGTTTCGCTGATTATCGGGTGTAGGTAAGAATTGCCTGTCAATTGCAAATTAAGCAACCGCAACACGGTCAACGAGTATCCGTCCATATCTGGCGACGGACTATTCAAAACGTCAAGGATCGGGTGTTCGACCACTTCCTCGACATTGACACCACCAGCCGCCGCGTTACTAGTGACGTGCTTGCTCGGTCGATGTTCAAGTTTTCCCGCCAGATACAATCGTTCGGCAAACTCAAGTTGTCGAGTTTTGTATAAACTCTTCGTGGCATTTTCTGGACGTATGGCGTACAAGCGCAACGTCTGCGCTGCAACGCCTCTCGCATTTGTCTGCGCGGCTGCGTATACCCATGAAGTAAAACGCTGCAAGTATCCTGTATAGTTTTCTGGTTTATTGACCGCCCCGCCCCTGCCGCTGATCGGCTGGAACGTCGACTCAAGGTATGATTCTCTGGTTGTGGCTTTGGTAGCCGACTCGTCCGATTTCTTTAACCATTTAGGCATTGTCTATAGCTCCGTCCACATTTCATCACCCCAAATCGCGTCGTCGTTCGCTACGTTGTCCACTGTCATTTCACGCACCTGTGGAGTGGTGCGGATTCCGTCATAGTGGACAATTCCATACCGCAAACTATCAAGCGCGTGGTCATGCATCTTGACAGGTTCGTCTTTCAACGTGCCGCTTGCATTTTTCTTCCACTCATAAACACCGAACTCACGCAATAGGTTATTGCAATCAAGGTGAACTGTCAACAGGGGGCGACCCGCCGAGTCGTTTGCAAGTCGAGCCGACACCGCTTGAATACCAGCGAATACAGAATTGTCGGCAGGAACAGCGTCTATATTGGCGTGGCGCATTGCTGCCCTCAACTTCGCCGCCGATGGATCAACGACAAAACATTCAATCGGGTATTCCTCTTGCCATCTTTTCGCTTCGGCAATCATGTCGGCTTCGAGTTGCTGGCGGTGATACCATTCGCGTACAACGAACAGGCGTTTGTCTTTCTCCGCAAGCAGCAGCATACAGGCAGGATTGTTCCACCCCTCGTCCACGCCTACGATGACGCGGTCGAACTCGGTCGGCATATCATCACTTACGAATTGCGCGGCGTTCCATCGGTCATACACCAAACCGTCGCTGCCAACCCACAATCCCTCGACAAACCGCTTCCGCGCTACGCCTGTCATGGTCTGCAAGTCTGCAACATAATCGGCTGGTAAGAACCAATTGTCGGTGGCTGCTGTCGTAATCGCTTCGCAGTTTGCCGCTGGCTTGCTTTCGCCATCAAGTCCGAACCGCTTGGCAAGCCAATGTTGAGGGCTTGACGGATTACACGCGCCGTACAGTTGATTTCTTGTATTCGGCAAGTTCATACGGATACGACCGCGCAACATTGTCCAATCGTCGTTGGTTAGTTCCACGCATTCGTCCACGGCGCAACCACTCAAGTTCATTGAGGCGACTCTCTCTGGATTATCCAGACCGAACAGCATGATTGTTCCACCGCCTTTGATTCTAATTTCGCCATCTTGCTTTTTCCATTCATACGTTCCCTCTGGCAACACAGGCGGCAATCCGCCGTCTGGTTCAAGCAAGGTCTTGAGCGTTGACCGCTTCAAACTCACCACCGTCTTTCGACATAATCCCTCGCGCGAGTTTGGAACGCTGGCTCTCATTGCGACCTTGAGGCAAATCGCTCTGGACTTGCCAGCCCCAAAAGCACCTGAATACAGGCACTCGCGCGATTCGCTTGCGAGGAATTGCATTTGCTGAGGCAGTACGGATATCTCATTCGACATATAAACTTTCAAAAATTTCAACAAACAATTCGGCAGGAATAATTGCCCTCATGCGCGAACCCCGTATTCCTTGAGTCCCTGTTCTTGATCCTCTTGGCGCAGCGACATGGCAGCCCATTCCATTTTTGCACGGCGGTCTGGATTCCCATTGCTTGCAGTTCGTCCAGATATCGGTGGGCTTCATTCTATCAAATCCATATTGGCAATATGTAACAGTATGACGCACAAAGTCAATTTGATATTGGCGGAAAATTGGGTCAATCACTTTCCGCATCATGCCGCGCGGATTTTCTATAAACCAAAAGAGGGGTCGAATTTCGGCAATCAACTCAACTGTCCTGTTCAAAATCTGCAACCCGCGAAGTGCGGTTTGTGATTTTGGCTGGCGTGTTTCCTTGTCCCAATTTTTTCCTATTGCAGCAACAGAAAACCCCTCACAGGGCGGGCTTGCCCACAAAACCCCGACGCAATTTGGATACGCCACGCCCCTGTCAAGAATGTCGCACTGCGTGTGCTCGTCAACCAACTTGGCAGCATGGTCGGAAAGGTCGTATGTTGCGACGTTGCAGCCGTTCGCAAGCGCAACACGACTGAAAGAAGCATTGCCAGAAAACAACTCAATCGTCTGCATTCTTCTCCTCGTCTTTTGGTTTCATCGCCTCTTTGATAATGAACGTCAACGCCTCGCCGTCTGCGCCTTCGAGTCGGTCGGGTATCTTGCCATCTATGATTTCCATGAGCAATTTCCAGAACTTAAAATCGCCCTTCAACGCTCGCTTGGCGCAAACCTTGACAAGTTGTTCAGCCACCATTTTGCCTTCGGTCGAATTGATATACGTTTTCAATTCCTCGCGGATCGAGATGTTCGGCGGTCTGCCAGCAGGATTCCGCACTTCGCCCTTCTTTGCAGCATACTTATTGCCAGCCGCGAAGTCGCCATTCGGCTTGAAGTTTTCGGTATCTTTAGGCATTAAGCACCGCCCTCTCCCCTGTTATATTTTCCCAACGCTTGACGATGACATCACAGTACAACGGGTCAATCTCCATGCCGTAGCACTTGCGGTTCAACTGTTCGCAAGCGATGAGTGTTGAACCTGAACCAAGAAATAAATCAGCAACTAGTTCGGATTCATTGCCCCACTTCTTGAAGAACCATTGTGCCAACAGTGAGGGTTTTTGCGTGGGGTGTACTCTGTTTTTAGTGTCATCTTTTTCCATCCCAAACAAACCCTTCCAACGAACCCTTGAAATTTCTCTTTTGTGGCGATTCCGCGACCAACACAATTCAAAATTACTGCCAAACATTTTATCACCTGACTCGTCAATACTCTTATCCCAAACAACCCAAGAACCATTATTTCTTTCTGGTATTAAATCTGCAAAATAATCTGCACCCCAAATGAAAACCTCTTTGCAATATCCAAAATTATGAAAGATAGTATTTATCAATTCTTCTGTAAAGTCATCATTGTCACCAATCACCTTTTCAAACTTGTTGCTCTTTCCAAAAAAGCCCTTCATGTCTGAATAATCGGTATCAAGGTTCATGCCATAAGGCGGGTCAGTAAAAACCATATCCGCTTTCTTCCCATCCATCAATCGTGCAACATCCGCTTCACTTGTCGAATCACCACAGAGCAAGCGGTGTCTGGACTTCAGTTTCAACTTACCCACAGGAACAATCCTTCATCTTCTTTCCTTCATCATAATCGTATATCTTCCCGCAGTCATCGCATTCATAATACGCACCAAGCAACCACAAATCGCCAACTTGCGTGATGGCTTCCTCTGACAACTCTGGCACCTCATCTTCCTCGATGTCGTCAATGCCCTTGCCGATCAAGTCCTCAATCTCTTGCTCGTTGAAGCCAGATACCAACTCATCAATCGAATCATCGTTCTGCAAACTCGCAAGCGTTTGAGCCAGCGCATCGTCGTCCCATATTGCCAACTCAGCCGTTCGGTTGTCTGCGATTGCGTACGCTGTCGCATCAACGCCATCAAGTTCCGTTTCAACGGTGGAGATGTCTTTCCAGCCCAAGTCCTTCGCGGCTGCAAGTGTTCCATTGCCAGCAATCACCACGCCATCGCCATTGACCACAATCGGCTTTTGTTGACCGAA